GTGCTCCCGAGGGCCGTTCGCGCGGCGGGGCCGGACGGCGCCGCTGCCGCCGATGTAGTGGCGGCAGGAAGTGCCGACGGTCTCGTCCATGAAGGCCGAGAACTCCAGGTCGAACTGGATCGCGTCCGACGCGGCCCACTTCTCGTCCGGCAGGGAGGAGAGCTTGACGCGCGGGTAGCAACGTCCGATCAGCCACTCGTCGGCGGCGGGTCCGTCAGCCATGACCAGCAGGAGACGGTACTCATCGAGAGCCGGGATCGCGGCCTCGTCGAAGGTGATCTCGCCAGTGGTCTTAGATGCCTTGGTCTGCGACAGGTCGATACCGTAGACGAGCTGCTGGATCGTCTTGCGGACCGGCTCCAGGACCGTGAGCTTGACCGACTTGGGCGCGCCGGTCAGGTCGGACCTGACCGCCTCCGCGTAACCGAGCGCGGGCACCTCCTCGTTCTTCGCGTCGGCGGAGAAGGTAATGCCGTCGGTCGTAATCAGACCGAGGGGCATGAAGTCAGCGGGGATCTCCTTGAGAGCGCCGCCAGCGTCGGTGATTGACGCCGGGACTGCCGTCGTCATCGGGGCCAGGAACGCGAGCGCGTTCAAGCCCTTACGCACGTTGGTCGTACGGTTGTGCTTCTTCTTGATGGCTTCGATGGTTGTCATGCGAGCCTTCCCTTCATGTCAGTTGATGTCATTCTGAGATTGGCCTGTGCGTGACCGCCGCCGTCATATGAACGACCTCGACAGCCTCGTAATAAGGCTGCACGCCCAGGATTGATTCGACCTCTGCCTCATCTACCCAGCCGGACGCACCGACGACCGGACGGACGGCGAGCGCCCCCTCGATCTGGTCCGCGAGCGCGGCGGCTCCGACTTCGGCTGGTGAGGCCGGTGTCTTTGCGTAGATGGAAACGGAGATCGTGTCGTCTCGTTCGTATTCCCCCGGCTGGGTTTGTATGAGCGAGACGTGTGCGAGTGGCAGTGGCCCGTCGGTGAATCCGGGTTGCAGGACTCGCGCGGTTGGGATGCCGGTCGCCGCGGTGATCGCATCGCGGATGACCTGGACTGCGGAGGTGTATGTCATTTGCGGCGCTTCCTCTTAGACTTCGAGCCGATTAGTTTGCCGAGCGTGTGTGCCCCGGGGATTGGGTTCCCGGCTTTGCTTCGGTGGCCGAATTCCACCGCGAGCGCGTGGCGTGCATCGTTGTAGACTCTTCCGATGTCGCGTACAGGCCCGCCTTGGTAGAGCGGGGCTTTCGTCGTTTCGGCTTTGTAGGAGTCTGCGAGGTGCCCGCCTTTGTCCGATGAGCCGCGAGGTGCGGCGGCGGCTGCTGCTGCTCTGAGCTGCTCAGCTTCCTTGAGGAGTGCTGGCGCGAGGGCTCCGCTGCGCAGGAAAGCGTCGATCGCTTGCGTATCGCGCTTGAAGCCGCCCACGTCGTCACCTCCGCTTGATCGTCACGGACACTCCGCGCGGCCAGGGCGAGGGGTTGGACTCTACCTGCCATTTACCGCTGAGGGGGTGTCCCTCTGGGATCGTTACTTGGTCGCCGACCTCGAAGAGAGCGCCGGGAGGTGCGTAGATCGTCGCCTGTTCGTCGGGTTGCTCTGATGTTGGCGAGGTCAGCAGCCCCGGGACGGTGAAGGTTCCCGGGGCGACGAGACAGCCGCCAATCATGAGCTGACCTATTGTCTTGACCAGGTATCCGTCAGCGTCCCGTCGCACCTTCCCATCAACTTGGATCGGCGTTCGCCACTTCTGCATCATCAGGATTCCTCCCGTGATGCGAGGAGGTCGATCTCGAGTGCGCGGCCACGGCCTGCACCGAAAGCCCGGCGCTCAGCCTTGGTCAGGTAGAGGTCGCCCGATGGGTTCGCGAACGTGAGCTGCTGCGAGAACGGGCCGGTCGTCTCCGTTGCAGCCGAGATGCCCGTGAGGCCTTCATCAGCGAACGGCGCTGTCATCGCGCGCTTGACGATCCCGCAGATGACCCGGATGCGAGTGCCCGAACTGGTGGCACTCCAGTTCGGGCACTCGTCCATCACGAGCGTCTGCGCGTCCTCGATGAGCATGCTCACGCGTGCTTTTTCAGCGTCGGTCAGCGGGCGCCAGCGGGCCTCCAGGTCTCCTGGTGTAGCCCACGGTTCCACGTCAGGCAGCTTCCTTGACGAGCGCGAAGCGGTCGGTGAAAACGTACCAGGCGTACACGGTCTCCAGGCGCAGAGCCACCTGGTTCTTACGCTTGAGGTCGCCCTGTCCGTCCGGGTCGCCGAACTGGATCAGCTCGACGGGTAGCTGACGCTGGATACCCCAGCGGATGCCGTTCATGAAGTCACCGACGATCGCGCGGACCTTGGTGTCGGTCGCCTCGGGGGTCGCGGAAACGGTGTTGCCCTGCGCGACCGGGACACTGCCGAACTCGGTGACGTTCGTACCAAAGCCCAGCTGCGGGTAGCGCTGATCGGAGGTTTCGCCCGCGCCGTCCTTACGGCGCAGCTCCGACAGTGCCCAGGAGAACTTCGGGTCGAAGGCGGCGCCCGTGACCTGCGCCGGGTTCACGCCGTTCACGACCTGGCCGACAGCCGCGCGGAAGGCGGCATCCGCCTCAGCGGTCTTGCCCTTCATCTCGACGACCTTCGTCGACGCAGCCGCGAAGTTCGTCCAGGACGCGATCTTCGTGCCCGACAGAGGGTTAATCGCGTGGTAGAGACCGAGATCGAGGGCGCGAGACAGCGCATCAGCGCCGGCCTGCGCGAGCTCGTCGAGGACACCAAGCTGATGATCCTCGTCCGCCCACATGACCTCCTGATTGAAACGCATGGTGACCTGCGCCTTGTGGGGCACGGTAGACACAGACGAGAACGATCCAGTGGTCGAGGACTTGTCGGCGCCCTCTTCGACGAACTCCGCCTTCGGCAGGTCGCCGAACACGACGATGTCCTCCTTGCCGAAGCGCATCGGCTTCCGCTGAGACAGCAGCGCGACGGTAGACAGGGACTGCGTCTTCTTGACCATGCCGTCCGCAATCTCGCGGGGCATCAGCACGGACGTATTGGTTGTGTTGAAAATAGCCACAGTTGGCTCCTTCCGAGAAATGAGAGATTATTTCGAGCCGAACAGCTCCTGCGCGAAAGCGCGTCGAGCCGAATCAGCGTCGGAGACACTCGGGGTTGCCCCCTGCGTCGGGATCACAGGCACCGAAGGCCGCGCCTTCAACGCCTCCGCGAGCGCGGATGCGTGTGCGGCCAGTTCGTCCTTGGTCGAGCCGCGCAGCAGGTCGGCGGGGACTCCGACTTCCTGTGCGACGTCATTGCGGATCTTGTCGAGCGCGGCCTGCGCGTCGATCTGCGAGAGGCGCGCCTCGGCTTCGGCGAGCTTGCTCGCTGCGGCCTTGAGGTCGTCATAGTCGGCGAACTTTTCGCGCTCGCGAGCCAGTCGCGCGCCGATGACCTTGTCCAGTTCCTCCTGCGTCGTGATCGGCGTGAAGGCGTGACGGTCAGTGCTCGGGGCCGGGGCCTGGGTATCGGTCGCTTCCGTTGCGGTGGCTTCGGTGGTGTCGGTGTTGGTGTCGGTGGTGTGCATGGTGTCTCCTGGTGTCCGTACTTGTGTGGCGCCCGTCGGCGCTCATGGTTCCGCGATTTGCCCCTCGCGTAGGGGAAACTCAGCGGCCGTCAGATGCTTTTTCTGTCGGCGTTTTGCGACCGCCGGATCGCTTGCGCGTGTCCTCCTCGAACTCTCCGGCGTCGTACCGCTTCTTGATCGCCTCGGGGTCATAGCCCGCGATGTTTGCGGGCTTGCTGGCCCATGAGGGGACGACCTGGCAGTCGCAGTGCGCGTGGTATCGGTCGAACGCGCCGGCGGACTTTTCCGATGCGTAGATCCATCCGCGAGACGCGAGCATCATGCAGAACGAGCAGGTGACTGCTCCGGTCGGGACGCGGGCGAAGCGGACCTTCGCGGGATCCTTCGCCGCGGCGTCTGATACCGTCTGCCGAGCTGAGTTTTTCACCCAGCTCTCCGTCGATTCAGACAGCGCCTCCAGCGAGGCCTCAGCGTCTCCGGTGCTCGCCAGTGGGTTTAGGGCGCTGCGGATCCTTGCATGCACCGCCTCGATACGAGGCAACGGCGCGGGCTTCGGCGTGTAATCGCCGCGAGCGCCGGCAGCTCGTCGCAGGCGTTCGTACCACTCGACGGCGAGTTGCCCGCCGACGTTGCCGTATGCCTGCACGAGCTGAGGGAGGAAGTCGTCCAGTGCTTCGCGGCATGCGACGACGTCGGTCGTGTCGAGCGTTTTCCAGAAGCGCTCAAGGTCGCGTCTCGCGAGGCGTGCGCATTGCTTCTGGGCTTTGGCGAACCGCGTGATCTCTTTCCTGGTTCTTGACACGCGGGTCGCCTCTTCCCC